TCAAGTCTGTGGCCTACAAGAAGGCTGCTCGTGCCATTGAAGCTCTGAACTTCAAGGTGACCAATGGTGAGGAACTTGCCCAAGGTCCCAAGAAGGTCAAGGGTATTGGCAAGAGCATTGCCCGAAAGATTGATGACTTTCTTGCATCCAACAAGAAGGTCTCTTTTGAGCTTGAGTCCAACCCCGTCTCTACCAACGAGGAGATTGCTTGGCACCTTGATGTCCTCGCTTCTCTTGAGGCTGAGGAGCATGGTTCCCAAGATCCTCACAAGATTCGTGCCTACAGGAATGCGGCTGAAGCCATTCGTGGCCTTGACTTTGAGGTGACAAATGGTAGTGAGATTTCCCAAGGCCCCAAGAAGGTCAAGGGTATTGGCAAGAGTATTGCCCGAAAGATTGATGAGCTGATTGTCACTGGCAAGATCCAGAGGATTCGCGACCTTTCTTAAATCCACGGAGCTTTGGATTTAACTTTTTTCTTTTTGGGCTTTGCTCCAAGACGTGAGAGTAGATATAAATAGAAGATGACACCGTACCTGATGACCATCTCCCTTTAATAAAGATCAATAATTTTCTTCACTAATAACAAACAATGACTCCAGTACTCGTTTCCGTAGACAAGGCGGGTGATCTCAAGATTGGTCGTAAGAAGTGCCGTCTCTACAAGAAGGATGAGGTGGTGAAGGTTGCCAAGAAGTATGGTATTAGCACTGATAAGAAGACTGTTGGTGAGCTCTGCGGTGCCATCAAGGCGCGCGCCAAGAACTCTCCCCAAAACATGAACAATGTTCCCCTAGCCAAGATGTACCCAGCGGCTGCCAAGAAGATGGCTGCCGCCAAGAAGCGTGCCGAGAAGAAGGCCCTTGACAAGAAGGTTGCTGCCAACTTTATGAAGAAGATGACTACCAAGATCCCCAGTCCAACCGCGGTTCAGCGTGCCAGGGCTAACGCTAAAGCGGCGATACAAAATCGTATATCTTACGAGAAGAACAGAGCGATGGCGGCTGTCAACCAGGCTTCTCCTCGTGCAGTGATGCGCGTTGCTCGTGAGCTTCGTCGTCTTCGTTAAATCTGTACATGTATAGTTTTAGTATCAAAAGTTGCTTTTTTCTTTCCGTCATAAACATTTACAATTCCGGAACTAATCATTTTATCGTTTACAGAAACGGAATCTCCTCTCTTTCTATAAACTGTAACAAGTGGTCTTCCATATTTATCCATTTTATCACATTCTATCCAAATCCATCCATTAACCTTATTTCTACACATAAAGGGGTTCCACACCTGATGTGGGGCACGGTCATTGAATCCACATTCTTGTTTGAATAAATCCCTGGCAAGTATAGCCATTTCTATATGATTCATACGATGATCCATATTCAAACTGGGCTTCATTTCAGGTGAGTCATAACCAAGTGTACGAAATTTAAACTTTAAAATACGACCATGTAAAATGATAGCCGCATTGAATGTGTCTCCATCATATACACTTGTTATTTTTGCATAGCCTTTATAATTTCTTAAATCAAAAATAGGGAGTGAATCGTCTACAGCAGATAAAACGCGTTTATTGAAACAACATAACATTTATAAAATAACAATAACAATCTTTAACTTTAAAAATCAACTTCAATTTCAACTTCACCATGTTGGTCATCACTCCAACCGGAAAGGTCATTATATTCCTTTTCACTCGTGTCGTAAGCCCTTTCACCATCTTCAATCATCATATCCTTGACAGATTCAAGTAGAACTGTGGAGAGTGCAAACTTATAGGCTAGGAAACCAACAAATGTGGCTCCATAATCAAAGTCAAACGCAAATGGTGCGTTGTTCCATGTCACTTCAAAAGCGGCGGCACTCAAAGGTGCCAAAAACTCTTTTTGAAACGTTGTCTTCTCAAGATTATCAACCCTATCGGAGAGTAGAGAAACGTAGGCATATGATGCTACAGCGCCTAGGGCTGCAGATACACCCTGTTCAGCACCTTGTGTAATGAAGTGGGATGCCGCAAGTGCTGTACCGTATGCACGTGTGCTTCTCTTGAGTGTATTTTTCAAGTCATTATATTCCTTGAGTTTGGCCCGAATTGGGAAAGTTTTAACGTAAGTGAGAGACATCTACTGAAATAATTAACAACGTAATCTTTATCTCAGTTATTAATAACAATGCCGTGTGACAAGTGTAGAAAGAAATGCGGAGTTCCTATTGATTGTAAATATTGTTCAGGTGGTTTTTGTTCTGGTTGTATTCAATTGGAAAAACATGATTGTCAAGGGGCAGATATTAAGAAGTTGAAACAACGCAAAGAATTAGAAGAAAAGTTGGCATTTGAACCACCACCTAAATGCTTAAAGATTTGAGAATAATAACAAATAGAATGGGAACCAGCTAGTTTTACTGAGATGCCCGAGTGGTCTAAGGGGACCGACTTAAGATCGGTTGGTGTTTTCACCTCGCGGGTTCGAACCCCGCTCTCAGTATCTATGGGCTTGTAGTGAAATGGATATCACTTTGGACTTCTAATCCAACATTCCGGGTTCGATCCCCGGCAAGTCTGAACATTACATTACACTATGAATAAGGATCTTATCATTCTTATTCATGCTGTAGTTACATGAAAATTACAATTATTCGTTTCACTTTTTCACACGCTTCTCAAGGTTCTTAATTTTATTTTCGAGGTTCTTAATCTTGAGCTTGTCAGCCTTTCTCATATTATTCACCTGAGCCTGTGTGTACATACGATTGGTTGTACCTGGTTTGACCGCGTTAGGGCCAAATAAAGATCTTCCATTAGACGCAGCCATTTTATTATGTGCATATATTTTAAATGTGGTTATTGATTTTAGCTGCACCTGTAATTTTATATGGAACCATATGCTTTGGTATTTATAGTGTATTTAGTTCGCGTCATAATCATGGTATATCTCCAAGATGTTCTCAAACTGACTTAAGGATGTGAAACTAATCTAAAGTAGAAATGTCTCTAGGTGTTAAGAAGCTCACTCAAGATGCTATTATTCCAACTCGTGGTTCTGATGGTGCTGTTGGATACGATCTGTACAGCAATGTTGACATTGTTGTACCATGTCAGGCAGGTAACGCACTTGTTGGGACTGGAGTAACTGTTGTTCTACCACCCGGTTGCTATGGTCGCGTGGCCCCTCGCTCTGGTTTGGCAGTAAAGCATTGCATTCAGGTTGGTGCGGGAGTCATTGATCCCGATTATACTGGTGAAATCAAGGTTGTCCTATTTAATCACGGCTCCTCTGATTTTGAAATCAAGAAGGGTGATCGCATTGCTCAACTTGTTCTTGAAAAGTGTATGACTCCACTCATTAAGGAGATCTCTGTCGTTGAAGAGACTGAAAGGGGTTCTGGTGGATTTGGCTCAACAGGGAAATAATTAAAACATATCTGCTTTGTCACAAAACCAGAAATCCTCTTTCATTGGCATAAATAAAATACCTTTCTGCATAGTCATAAACAATTTTGCGTGATTTATATTCGGGTAAGACCAAAGAATCCACCTTTCCCAATATTCTGCCCTAAAATAATCGTCCCAATCTTCTTCTGTACTTTCATCAACCATGAGCATACCTCGGTGAATTTCATATGGATCTGTTGCTAACCGTACTTTCTTAGGAATAATTGCACCCTTTCTAAGAAGATGCGCTCTCATAAGACGAGGATTACCATGTTCACTATAAGTTGTTGCCCCTTTATTACCAAAATCAATGGAACGATGATTTGGTAGAGTTACTCTGTATTTATGAGTTACTGAGGGACTGGGTTGAAATACAACGTGCATTAGTATAATTTAGATAAAGATTCTGTAATATTTACTCACATGAAAACATATGAATCCTTGGACGGTACTATTCTACGAGTTGGTGAAAATGCGAAAGAAAATGACCAACTCACAATGAATAGTTGTCCCAATGAATGGTGGATGCATGTATCTGGATTCCCTGGATCACATGTGGTTATATGTTATAAAGGTGAGATTGTCCCAAAAGAAACTAAGAGGGATGCAGCTGTTCTAGCTGTATACCATAGTAAGGCTTCACCCCAAAAGATGACTAAAGTTGATTTTGTCCGTCTTGATCAAATTTTTAAACAAACAAATACATGTCATGGTCAGGTTTCTATTAAAGGAAATGTCACCGAGCTCACCGTATTTATGAATAAGGAGAAATCAAGACTTGATAGACTCTTAAAAAATAGACACGATAATTAGATATATGAATCATCAGGATTGGAATCCTGTCGTCATCCATGGGAAAGCTGCCACTCCTGTTAATCGGGGCTCTATTTCAAAGCACCATGAGCGTACGAAGCAGCAGAAAATTGAAGATGAGGAAATTGGGACACACAACAAAGTTTCACTTTCCACGGCTAAAATGATTCAACAAGGGCGTATTGCTAAAGGTTTCAAAACACAAAAAGATTTAGCAAACGCGGTGGGTGTAAATGCAAGTGTTATCAATGCGTATGAATCTGGGCGGGCTATCCCTGATGTTCAAATTATGCAGAAGTTGAGGAGAGTTTTGGGTGTGAAACTAAAGTAGATTGTAAACTTAAAAAGCTAAAGCGAGTCACATGTATGGACAATGGTAGACATCTGGTCGTTGAAAGTCCCGATGGTTCTATCGCGATAGCATTTAACGAAGACGTTCAACCACCTTCAACACGAACGCGTGTCACTGTTCGTGTTATCGGATTCCGTTATACCCACGGTTCAAAACTTTCATCAAACATACTATTTTACATCAGTGTTTTCATGGTGGCATTTTTTCATAGAGCGATTGACATCGTCAATGCTGTCATGATTTTGATTACCATGACATTGTTGTATTCGGAGTGGCTCGTTTCTAAATCTCAACTTTTGTGCCATGGAATGGTGTCTTCTCTGATGTTCATCCCAGTTCTTTCAATTCATATGTGGGATCAGGTCGCATATCAATTGGGTTGTATAGTGTTGTGTTTTATTTCACATTACACTTCAGAAGATATTACTATTGAGCATCTTGAACATGAATAAATTTACTAGAGTAATCCTTTGTACGTTCCAGCAATGTAGTAGACTTGTTTAAAACCAAGTTCAGTTAATTTCTCTGCCGCAAATCTGGCCCTTTGCCCAGTGTTGCAGTAGACGAGTAGCCCACTTTTGGGAAGTTCCGAGGTTGTCTTTTCGTTGATCTTGTCCACTGGAATATGTAAAGCTCTGGGGTAGTGCCCAGCTCTGTATTCAACGGTTGTACGAACATCAATGACTTTCTTTATTTTACCCTCCTTGATGAGTCTCTTGGCTTCCTCCGAAGAAATGAGATTTTCACCAAGGAATGTATATGCTGTGAGAGCAGCGAGACCACCAACAAGAATGAATGGAATCATTTATATAAAGATAGCGGACATTTATTGTACAGAATGAACAAGAAGACTACTGATGTGTCCACTCGTCTCTCTCCTGATGAGCTTGCTAAGCGTTCAATGTCTGCTCGTGTAGAGGCGGCTAATAAAGCCATGCAGGGTGAGAAGGTCCGCTACAAGTCTTCCAGTGACCCGGAGAGGTTTCTAAAGTTCTTGGAGCATCGTCTCACCATCTGGGAGGAACTCAAGGATAAGACTTTTCACGGAAAGAGAATGTATGAAAAGACAAATGAAATTATCAACTCACTTAAATAATATCAGATTAACGTAACGTATGTATAAGACTACATATGACAAATCTGAATGTCAAACCGGTATAGTTCACATAGGATATGGTGCTTTTCATAGAGCCCATCAGGCTGTATACATAGATGATTATATGGAAAAAACTGGAGACCTTCGTTGGGGTATAGTTGCCGTCAATCTGAGAAATGAAGGTTTCAGGGAGATTGATGACTATATTGTGAAGACTCCGTCATCGTATAGAATGATTCGTTCCCATCTTGATTATATAGATTGGACTAAGAACCGAACAATTGCTAAGCATATGTTGGCCCTACCAAGTGTTCATCTGGTGACGATAACTGTGACGGAGAGTGGGTACGCACCCGGATCACCCCTATTTGAATACCTTGCATGTGGTCTACGTAACCGCAAGACACCTATAACTGTGTTGTGCTGTGACAATATTCGTCAAAACGGACGCGCTCTAGAGGCGCAGTTTTTGGCATATCTCTACCAAACAAATCAATATGAAATGGCAGATTGGGTGAGAGAGAATGTGAAGTTCCCATCGTGTATGGTTGACAGGATCACTCCACGTTCACATGATGCATTACGATACGAAGTTGAAGAACTTTTCCCGGGTTTTGGTCAAACTGCTGTACAAACTGAGGAATATACACAGTGGGTCATAGAAGACAATTTTGCTTCAGACTTTCCGGATTTGACACAAGTTGGTGTAACTGTGACACAAGATTTAGAACCCTACGAGGAGACAAAGATTCGTATTCTCAACGGTGGCCACACGTCTCTAGCCTATATAGGTGTTCTATCTGGTTATCAGACTTTTGATCAAGTTATGAATAACGAGGCGCATCGCAAACATTTCAAACAACTTCAAAAAGAAGAGATCATTCCATCAATTGATATGGAGCTTCCTTTTGACATTGATGAGTATGTTGAAACGGTTGAGGAGAGATTCTCAAACTCTACTAATGTTGATGACTTGGAGAGGATATGTATGGACGGGTTTACCAAGTTTCATACATTTATAGTTCCATCACTTCGTGTATGTTTAGAACAGGGAAAACGACCCATCCACACATATAGAAGTATTGCGGCGTGGTACATATATGCTAGGAAATTTGCTAAAGGGTGTAAGAAGATCAAGTATACAGAACCAAACTGGTTATTGCTTGAACCCCTGTTGCGTGACGGTGCTGTTGATGCTTTCGTTTCTAACGAGAGACTTTGGGGAGATATTCCTAAAACATATATTACATTCTCCAGAGATCTAAAAACTATTCTAATGTCACAAACCTATGAACAGGAGATTGATTTGCTCGTGGAGGAGTGATATTTTTAGCGTCTACGTCGCCTCGCCGCTCTTCTCGCCTCTCTCCTTCTTGCCATCATTCTTTCCCAATAGTTTCTGTAATTTTCGGCAGTGAAGGTATTTTTACTTAACATGAAAAAGGCAAGAGCTACAATTACAACAATTAAAAGTGTGACCTGATGTTTGTTCATTTTTATATATATACAGAGATAAAGTTTTGGAATGACTTATATCAAGGATAATGTTTGTCATCAAACCATTATGCATAATTAAACCTCATATATCACAACCCAAAAAAACAAATAAAAGATTTAAGATTTACTCAACGGCGTATAACAATGTTGATCCTTATCGTGAAACTTCTCTGCGATACATGGGATATGCAAATGAATTAGGTGAAGCTTTTACTTCCTACTTACCAGATTGGGGTTTACCCGCATCATATTGTGTAGCGGCTTCGTATGTCATGTTTGACACGATTGATAAGGGACAAAAGGCGTATGAAGCCGCTGATGAAGGTGAAAAAATTCAAGATGCAGCTAGGATTTCTTCTGAAACCCTAACATGGCAGCTACTCGCGTCTGTTTTTTGGCCAGGTTCAATCATTAGGGTGATTGTAAATCTGTCAGCCAATATGATGGTGAATAGACATTTAGATGATATTCGTTTCTTCCATTTTTTACCTACACTTGTGGGTCTCATGGCTATTCCCCTAATTGTAAAACCAATTGATACAACTGTAGATAAACTTATGGAAAAATCTATTTCTAAAGTGATTCGTGGTGAAATCAACACACCCGAAGATGCAGGTGCAGCGTTTACAACTGCCATGGGGTCTTTTAGTGTTCCACCGATCATGTATCTTTTTGCAGCTTTCATTAAAAAACTAAAAACCTAATTTACTGTACAAAGTTTATTGTTAACCTTTCAGGTAATCCATGTTGTTCTATGTGCTCTCTCAACTGCCCCATAGCTTCCTCGGCTGAGAGAGTCTCATCTTCGTTTTCGTCACCATTATCCGTTCTAGACCACTCTTCATGCAATTCCTGAAGAAACTCGTTCAGACCCGAGTCTTGATCAATCCACTCTTGTGGTTGCCCGGGAGTGGTAGGTACATATATAGGAGGTCCGTCTCTCGCCGGGTCGTAGTCGGTAATCCAAAGTGGGTCATTTTGATCAAGAAGAAATCGGGGTGGTTTCACCCTTTCGCGTAACTCCTTAATGGTGTTACAGATATCTACATAGTCACCCTCTGGAATGCACTCGGCATTCTTGTCAACTAAATCAATCAACTTGTGAAAGAGATCCATTTTGTTTTGATTTTTACACGAACAAAAACAACTTAGGTTACGTATCATTGAAAATCATGTTCAATCATATGTAATTTTTAAAATTACCGAGTATGTATAAATTTAGTTACCGAACGCTACACCGGCCATACCGTTCTTTACTCGTAAAATATTGTAGTTGACCGCGTAAACTCGTGCAGGTTTTGTACTATCCGCGGAAGTTACACTGTTCAAAAGCAACTTGGCGTTGTCAATACGCGAAAAGTTCAATGAACCACTTGGTTGAGACTTAGCCAATTCAAGGCAGAATGGCCATGTGTAAACGGTATCTTCATCGAGTGTACTGCTACCTATCGCTGTACAATGCATTTCTGGTACAACCTCATGGTGATAGACATTTGACATATTTTCAAAGAGGGCGGTGCCGTTGATATAAAGGGATGCAGTTCCGAAAGTATAGTGTTCATCCCAAGCAGAATCACCTCTATCACCCGGAACCAAGTGAATTGCCTTCACTGGGTGGTTAAAGTAGGTAAGATCAAATTCGGTGTCGGCTTGACTACCTGGTTGATATTGAGTTTGGGTAATCAACAATTCGTGTTCATTGTCAGTCAAGAACTTGCGTTCATCTGTATCCAAGTAGATGTAGTTGGCATAGATCTTTGGAGTGACAGTGGAAGAATATTGATCTTGTACCTTAATACGAAGCTCAACTTCGTGGTACTGAAGAGCCACCAATGGAAGGCACTTGGTCCAATCTTCACCAAAGAAGAAAGGGATGACAAAGTGATCACCCTTTGAATTGGATTGTATAGTCTCTATTGTATAAGCCACAGCCGCTTTCGCCGAATTGGTGTTATAAAGCACTCTATGAACACCCTGAATGAAAAGTGAATCAAGTTCACAGACTTTTTGACCACCAATCCACAATTGGAAAGTAGTTGGCTGGGACGCAGATTCATCAAACATGGCGTTGTTACCACCAGGTGTGGCAATACCTTCGGCTTCAATCCAGATGTAGCTCAAGAGATCACCCTTGGAGCGGAGTGGAACAACAATTTCGTTGGAAGCTCCGAAAGTACCGATGTAATCAAGACGTTCTGGGCGCATAGAAAAGTTAGTATGGCGCTTATAGTTTTGACGGAAAAAACTGACCTGAGGTTGGCCAGTGATGTACACATCCTGAGCACCTTTAGATACAAGGTCAATCAAAGCAGCTGACATTTTTACTAATAAAGTATATTAAAATTTTCAGCCGTTAGTTACACAACCCCGATATGGTCGTCTTCCAAGCACTCACATGGGAGGCTAGAGACGGCGAAGATGAACACTTGATTAGTATCTTCGGCAAGACCGAGGATGGGAAGTCTGTCTGTGTCACGACGGCTTTCACACCCTACTTTTTTATTAAACTCCCAGCTGGTATTGATTCCCAAAAGGTTCAGAGAATTTACAACATTCTCGGTGAAAAGTGCAAAGATTCTTTGGTTGCCTATTCGTTGATGAAGTCCAAAGATGTTTGGGGATTTCAAAACAATGAAGAGTTTGCATTTATGAAAATTAACTTTAAGGATCTCCAGGCTCGCCGCCTCGTAGATTCCTTCTTGCGCAAACCACTTGACAGGACCCCTGAATTGTTTGAACTTTTTGGTGTGAGGAATGTCAAAGTCTATGAATCCAATCTGGACCCTGTACTTCGTTTAATGCATCGTACTGGTATTCAGTCTACTGGTTGGTTAGACAGTGGTGAAAAATGTGTCCGGTCTCACCTTGCAAATGTGGATATTGATCTCTTCTGCAACGACTGGACGAGTCTCAAACCTGTAGCTAGGGATGATATCGCTCCATTTGTTGTGGCATCGGTGGATATTGAGTGTAACAGTTCTACGGGTAAGTTTCCTGATGCAAACATTCCCGGTGATGCTTGTTTTCAGATTGCAATCTCCCTGTGTAAGTTTGGGTCCGACGAACCCTACGATAAGACCTGTCTGTGTTACAAACAGACTGATTCCAAACTAGAGGGTTGCAACATTTGTAGCTATGCGACAGAGAGAGAAATGCTTGAGGCGTTTCAAAAGTATCTACACTCTAAGGATGTAGACATCATCACGGGCTGGAACATTTTTGGTTTTGATATGGAATACATTTATAAGCGTGCACAGATTAACAGGTGTCATTATAGCTTTTACAACTTGGGTAAGCTGAAAGATGTTGACTCTGAACTTGTGATTAAGAAGCTCTCATCAAGTGCTTTGGGTGATAACCTCCTGAAGCTTCTTCCGATGAGTGGTCGGTTTATTTTTGATTTGTTCCATGAAGTTAAGAAGGGGTACAAACTTGACAGTTACAAACTGGACAGTGTCTCCAAGCTCTACCTCGGAGATCAAAAGATTGACATGGCACCCAAAGAGATGTTTGCTCGCTACAAAGAGGAAGATCCTGTCAAGTTGAGAGAAGTAGCTGAGTATTGTATTAAGGATACCCTACTCCCACACAGACTCATGAAAAAGCTTTGTACTCTACTGAACTTGGTTGAGATGGCTAAGGCGACTTGGGTACCAGTTCCATTCCTCGTTGAGCGTGGGCAGCAAATTAAGGTCTTTTCCCAGTTGACCAAGAAGGCGAGGGAACTTGGCTTCATGGTTCCGACTATTCGGTATGGTACCCTCCCTGAAGAACCTTATGAGGGTGCTACAGTCTTGGAGGCACAAAAGGGTGCCTACTATACTCCGATCACTGCCCTTGATTTTGAAGCCTTGTACCCGAGTATCATGATGGCCCACAACCTCTGCTATTCATCGTATGTGATGGATGAGAGGAAGTATGGTAACGTACCTGGTATCGAGTATGAGACTTTCAATATTGGTGATCGCACCTACAAGTTTGCACAGGGTGTACCAAGTCTCCTACCAGCAATCCTTCTAGAGCTCAAGCAGTTCCGTAAGCAGGCTAAGAGAGACATGGCTGCGGCGACGGGTTTCATGAAGGAAGTCTACAATGGTAAGCAGCTCGCCTATAAAATCAGTATGAACTCGGTTTACGGCTTCACTGGCGCTGGTAAGGGTATTCTTCCTTGTGTTCCAATTGCATCTACGACAACTTCAAAGGGTCGTTCAATGATTGAGGAAACGAAGAACTATGTGGAGAAGCACTTCCCCGGATCAAAGGTAAGGTATGGGGACACGGATTCTGTGATGGTTGAGTTTGATGTGGGTGATCGTAAGGGTGAGGAAGCCATAGCTTACAGTTGGGAAGTGGGTGAAAGGGCCGCTGAGGAGTGTTCGGCTCTTTTCAAAAAGCCAAACAACTTGGAGCTTGAGAAGGTGTATTGGCCCTACTTTTTGTATTCCAAAAAGCGTTACGCTGCAAAGTTATGGACAAAGGGTAAGGATGACCAGATGCATATGGACTACATTGATGTGAAGGGTCTCCAGCTCGTGAGACGAGACAATACACCACATGTTCGAGAGGTTTGTAAAGAGCTTCTAGATGTAGTGCTCACTTCAAGTGACCCTGGTCCACCAAAGGAACTTGCCAAGGAGAGGGCGATTGAGCTACTTTCAGGTGATGTCCCCAATGACAAGCTTGTATTGAGTCAGTCTCTCTCAGATTCCTATAAGGTTGGTGGTAAAGCTGTCTCTATCACGAGCCCCGAAAGTATCAATATCAATCAGTCCCACGTACAGGTGGTTACTAAGATGCGTCAGAGAAAGCCCGGTTCAGAGCCACAATCTGGAGATCGCGTACCCTATCTTCTCACAAAGACGGAGGATCCCAAGGCCAAAGCCTTTGAGAAGGCTGAAGACCCCAAGTATGTGGAAGAGAATGAGGTACCCGTGGATTATCACTACTATTTCCTGAACAAGTTCCTTAACCCTGTGTGTGACCTTTTGGATCCTCTCTATGACAACGTGAAAGAGGAGATCTTCGGTGAGATTATTGACCAACATAAACCCAAGAAGCCTCCGAAGTTGCCATCCCTCAGTGGTATGAAGAAGGATGAACTCATCAATGAATGTAAGCGTCTTGGTTTAGAGGAGACTGGTACATTACCCATTTTGAGGGCGCGTCTTAAGGAGGCAAGAATGAAAAAGGAGGAATCCGTTGAAGACCTATTTAAAAATTACGAGCTAACACAAAGTAAGGATGAGCATGTATGATAAAGTTGTAAAACTCATGGACGAAGAGTTGGAGGAGCGTATAAACATAGTCGTCAATGATTTCGCCGAGAAAATTTCAAAAAAGCATGGTATACCATTGGATCAACTTTTAAAAGACATCCCAGACTCTTATACGATTACGACATGTAAGGGTACAAAAAATAATGGTCAGAGATGTGGGTTCAAGGCATTTGAGAATGGATATTGCCGACATCACGCTTTACAAGGGCAGCGTGTTTGTCAGAGAACGTTTTCTAGTTCAAGTCTACACAACCACGGCCCAGAAAAAATGTATGTTAGAGGGTGTCCAGGATGTGAATCTTCTAACGAGCTTATAGATTTGGGGGTCTAATATAACAATGAGCAAAAACGATATTCTACTAACATCTATAAACAACTTTTATAACGACGAAAAGAATAAGACTACACTACTGAACATCCTAGACAAGTCAAGTGGTATCAGCCTCCGCAATTTGGAATGGTTTATCACTAGTTATGCGAAAAAGAACCACACTGCGTATCAGACATGTGACGGTAAACTATTTACGGTTCACTGCGCCTACAAGTCTAGTCTGAATGGTTACAGTAAGCAACTTTTTGATCCATTCTGTCGGTCCCAAAAGTTTGCCTATGTAGTCCCGGGAACATCTCATGAAATCCAAACGACTTTGGCTCAGTTGAATTTCATCAAATGGTGTATCAAGAATAACATCATTGACTATATTAGCAACAACAAGGATAAACTTTTTAGTAAGCAATTGACATGAATCCATTTTGGAATACGAAAGTCTGGTATCCCGTGTAGTACATGTGTAGAGAGAATGTCTCTGTTGTAATATCAATTATAGAAGTATCTAATTTAACTTCTATATTAGTCTTTTCAGATTGTATCTGACTAAAGTCCAAGTTTCCCGATGGTTCCACATTTATCGGATTCAACGAGAAACTATATGTGTAAATGTTCCTGATTGGCCTTGCCAATCTTTTTTGAAATGGAATTAAGTATTTGTAGTATGAGTGGTCCGTTTTACTCACATTTGGAAGCTTGTTTCCGTTTATATAGAAACTAGCCTCAGACATGAGAGGATAGAAGAATGTATTTTCACCTTGGAAATCAAGAGACGATGAAAAGTTAAAACGGTTCTGATAAAGGCGTTCACCGTCAGTGGCGGGTACGGGGTCCCCGACTGCCTCTGTTTCATCTTCAAACGTGGTGTTCCTCAAAAACCAGTGAATACACTTCACAGGAATGTTTGGAACAAGGTTGTTCTTTATGACATCCCTGTTGAGATCACTAACTATCACAGGGTGTTTCCTTACCAGGTCCGTTATCATCGTCTGTCGTTGAGATGCAAAGAAGTTTCTCTCTTCGGGACTCACAGTTATCTCCTCAGTGATAATGTTAAAGGATGGTAGAGTCACCGTGTCTGTAGTGTCTGTAAAAAATGTCTGTTCGTGGAACTCAAACTCAAACTCAATCTTCTGTTTGTGGATTGCACACACTGGGAAATAGGGTCTGTTTGGTTTGTTTGAAGAGTATTCGTCACTGGCAAACTTTCTAGAAAAGAAGAAGTGAATTGGAATAACCAAATCGGAACTATAACGAGCCACAGCCGCGTTATCTGGTGCATCATCAAAACCAAGGTTTCTGTTTACAAGGAATCTATTTGCTACCTTTTCAGACATTTCTAAATAAAGCTCGTCATATATAATTCCCCAATCGTCATAGATCTTCTCAACTTCAATGTCGTCAACAAACATCGTGACACTTTTGAAGATATGACGACCCAATTGATCCGCGTAATTACCATCGGTTATAGCGGGCATGGTGATACTCAAATACATGTTACTCAAGAGGTCACCCATATTTCTTGGATTGAATTCAACCTTGATGGTACGATTAAAAGGCCAACTGGCATCAGCGTTACCAGGTTTCAAAATACTACGACTTCTGTGATACTTTCTAAAATCAGAATGATTCCGATCGGTGGTATAATTAAAGAATGATTCGTCTGGATCTTTGGAAAGTAAGTAGGTGTCTTGCTTTCCAATAGCTTTGAGCGAAATTTTCGCAGCTTCACCCATACCTATCTATTGTCTACATATTTTTAATATCCATTTTCCACATGTCAATGTGTGAGGTGTTCTTCATCACTTCAAGTTCTTCCTTAGCCTGTTTAGACTCTTTGAGGAGTTCTTGCACACACTCTTCGGTGTATTGCACAGTCTTGATGTTGAGAAGGTAGTCATAAGTTCCACCAATTTTGGGAAAAGTCTGGGCCAACTGCCTCTCAAGGTCATCCTTCTTCCTCTTGAACACCACGATGTCACCCTCAATCACCATCATGACAAACTTAGACTTGTAGTCACACATAGTTGCCCTCGTTTGGAGAACCTTAATGAGGTGTTCTTTCCTCTTCACATAGTGATCAAGACGGAGTTCCACAAAGTCCTTGAGAATCTCCTCGGGACTAGAGTACTTGTGGATACCCTTCACGGGGTGGAATAGGTGCATGTTTGAGGTATGGAACGTCTTCCTCAACTTGAGATCCTTGATGAGGTCTTTACCACTGTATCCCATAATCTCAAAGTCAACATCCTCCGTTGTGGAGTTGTTCGTAAAGTTCGCGATCATCTTCTTCTCCACAAGGGTATCTAGATATTCCTTGTAGTCTTGTGTCCAGCGACCAGGTGGAAGTTCAGTCACTTTGAGACGCGAACCAGTGTCTCTCCAAACACCTTCGGTGACCCAAGATCCATCTTCCTTGAAAACCTTCCCCTTGAATCCCCGGAACCATGGAGTCATCTCACGAAGAGACATACCACTCAACATTCGCTGAATGTTATCCTTGATATCCTTGGGATTGAAGGGTGGCACATAGCAGCTGAAACCTGTACCAATACCCTCGGTTCCATTGACCAACACCATTGGTAGGGTGGGCATGTAGAAGTCTGGCTCAATTGGTCGCCCGTCGTCGTCCAGATAGTTAAGAACCGGGTCATCCCTGGCATCAAACAACTTCCTAGCTTCCTTGGCAAGCTTGGTGAAAATGTACCTCGTTTGAGATGCATCCTTACCACCCATGAGGCGGGTACCAAACTGACCACATGGCTCTAGGAGATTGATATTGTTTGAGCCTGTGTAGTCATTGGCCAGTTTCACAATTGTGTCAGCCAGAGAAACTTCACCGTGATGATAGGCACTCTTGTCAGCCACGTAGGCAGCCAATTGCGCAACCTTCATCTCATCTTTGAGATTCTTTTGGAAGCATGCGTACATGACTTTTCTCTGCGAAGGCTTGAGACCGTCCGCCACGTGGGCAATAGACCTCTTCAGATCAGCGAGGCTAAAATTCACCAGATCCTTGTGAACAAAATCTGTGATCCCCAACTGCTTCACATTTCCATAGGGAACCTCCAACTCTCTAGAGTCCTTTGCTGTACTCTCAAGAAGCCAAGACTTTCGGTCATCCGCCTTTTTCTTGTCAAATGCGAGAACAATAGACTTATCAGTCATGATATCGTGGTCAAACTTCACAGTCAGATCTTGAATCTTCTTGAAGTATTCCCGAGCCTCGGCACTTGTTGAGGTACCCAAACCCTTGTAATACTTAATGCGCCATCCCTGTTGTCCATTTCCATACCAAGCACGGAATGCCGAGTCAGTGTAAAAAGACTTTGTCTGAGAACCCTTTGTCGCTTTGATGATTGGTGTCACCATTGAGACCACAAAGCCCAACTTTAGGAGACTTGGCCAGAAGTAGTGGATCATGTTGAGAATGAGACCCTTGATGTGACTGCCATCATTATCCGCATCAGTCATGATCATGAGACGACCATAACGGAGCTCTGAAACGTCCTTATACTCCTTACCTTGTTGGAGTCCCAAGATCTTCTTGAGGTCATTGAACTCTTGGTTTGAAGTCAACTGTGCCACAGAGGCATCTCGGACATTCTTGCACTTACCGCGAAGTGGAAACACACCGTAGTGATCACGACCCACCACAGAGAGTCCTGCAACCGCAAGGGTCTTCGCTGAATCACCTTCTGTCACGATGAGCGTGCACTTGGAAGACTGAGCTGTACCAGCCTTGTTTGCGTCGTCAAGTTTGGGAATACCGGTGATTTTAGACTTACGAGCTCCATCAGTTTTCTTGAGTTCCTTCATCTCCTTGAACTTTGAGAGAGCTGTGAGTTCATCACTGATTCCAGTCTTGAGAGCATTCTTCACAAAGTTCTTGGGTGGTTCAAACTTGCTCCCAAAGTCTTGCACCTTTGAGGTACACTCCGACTTAACCTGACTGGAGAAGGTTGGGTTCTCAAGGGTTGCCTTCACAAAGATATTGAAAGTATTCTTGACCTGTTGTGGCTTCAACTTGATCTTCTTAGCCATCTCGTCAATGATTCCAGAGGCTAGATAAGATGCCACGTAGTCCACATGGGTTCCACCCTTGTTGGTGCAGATACCATTCACAAAAGAAACTTGCTCAAGGCCATTCTCAGAAGGTCCGACACAAATAGACCACCGATCTGTGGTTACTGAGCACACATCTGTGACACCTTCATGCATCTTGGCATAGGCTTCAAATGAAGTCTTCGGGAGAGCCTCACCTTGGAACTTGACCTTGCAGTTGGGAGTTGTGCAGATGTTTGCATCCCATACACGTTTCTCAAAAATCTTGTAGATGTTGATGTCCATCTCTTTCATCCCAAATCGCTTCCAATCTGGGGTGAAGGTAATAGACACCGAAGAGGTTGCAGCACTGTGCTTGGTGATCTTTGGTGGATGACAAGTAGTCATGTTGTCCGACCATTTTTGGGTATATGTCTTCTTCTCTTCACCATCTTTGATGACAACAGAAAACTGAGAAGAATAAATGTTTGTCAACTTGGCTCCATAACCATTGCGACCACCTACAATCCTCTTTTGAGAGTCATCATAGTTTGTACTTGTGAGAAGATGTCCGAAGGTGAGTTCGGGATTCCAAACTCCCTCCTTCTCATTCATCCTAACACCAATTCCACCAAGAGGTCCATTGTTTTCAATTGTGACTGCACCAGTTTCTTTGTCCACAGTGACAGCAATCTGGGTGACATTCTTAGAATGAAGGGAGTTTCGATCAATGGCATTGACGAGGATCTCATCAAAGATCTTGAGTAGGGCTGGTGAATAAGAGATGTTCTTCTTTTGAAAGTTCTTGTTCGTGTTATTCAGCAGCCAATAGGACTCATGCGTTTTGTCCACAGGACCGACATAGGAGTCGGGTCTCTTGAGGACGTGTTCAACGTGGGTGAGCTTTTGGACGCTCTCCATCTTAATTAAAATTTATACGTTTTATTTCTTTACTTAGGTTTAATGTTTACACACATGACCACCTCCGACGATATTGTTATTTACACGGTAATGATAATTACAGTACCAATCATGACAATAGGGACATTGCCGTTTTGGTGTATCGCTTGCACTGCACGTGCCTATAGCCTTAGTTGAACATTTGCGTTTTATGTTTTCTATTTCAATCGCTTTTCTTTTTGCCTCTTCTTCAGCTTTTCGCACGCGTTCTTTCTGATCAGCTTGTTCCTTTTCTATTTTTGCTTTTTCTTCGTCTGCTTTTCTTTTTGCCTCCTCTTCAGTTTTTCGTATGCGTTCTTCCTGTTCAGCTTGTTCTCTTTCTATTTTAGCTTTTTCTTCAGCTGCTTTACGCATAGCTTCTTCTAAAGCTTCTCTCTTTGTTCTTAGTATCTCTTCAATATCTTCTTTTGGTGGTTGTAAAAACTTTACTAAATCAAGAACACCAAAGTTTCTTACTTCTTCAGTATAATCATCATGTAGACGTATATACATATATCGTATCGCTACTTTTTGACTACTACTTACAGTTACATAACGCGATTCATTTTTAGGTATGATACCCACTTCAGGTTTAATGTTTTCAGCTTGAATAATATCTAGTGCCGCTTTACCTTCTAACCCACCCGTACCTATGGCTGCATCTATTTTACCTATTGCACTACCTTTGTAAGGATACGCTTCATATTTAACTTTAAAGTTACTTTCATTTTTGAGTTTGATTTTACTGAGAAATGGTTTCCAGAGACAACATTTAGCATTTGGTTCTGATTTTAACATACTCTACATTTTGTTAGATTTTTTCCTGTGTATAATACAAATGTCTTCCAACAACAACCGCGAAAAACTTAAAAAGTTGGAAAATGAACTTCGTAACATGAAGAGGAAACTTTTTAATGTTCAAAACAATTTGCAGGAGTTGAACAAGAATATCAGAAACAACAAAAACAAAAACAAGAATGTTACGACATGGATGAATGCTAATATGACGGCCACAAACAAGAATGGTATAAAGCCTTCTAAGCGTGCTTACATTAAAACCAATGTTACCAATGGTAAGATAAGAACGGTGTATAACAGAAATGGTTTGAAGAACTGGTTGACTCGTGCAAAGAATGCGAATAAGAACGCTAAACAACCCAGTCCCCTAACCCGTAAACCATTTGGTTACAATAACATCAAGAAATATCCTCCTAGACTTGTTGTCAAACTGAAGAAGTAATTTTCTTTAGTCTGTTAGAATATTGTATGCGGTAGCACCAGTTAAAAGAGTACCCGCGCCTTTTACCTTAAGTGTAACTTGGTAAACTATAAGTGATATTAATACCAAACAGATTCCAACAGCAATCAAACCAACACCAACACGTTTACCAGCCACTGAGTTAATTGTACTATCTTCCTTATTTTCGGGGTCGTAATATACAGTTACTTTTTCACCACTTTGTATCTGAGTTGAACTCTTTTTATAATTCTGTATACCCGTGTATACTGTTCCATCTATTTCATAAGTATAACTCACATTACATTCATAAAACTTAATCCCCTTTTTATCTTGTTTCACGTTACATTCCACACTGTCATAAACACCTTCTACCATCGAAGTATGTTTCCGTTTTCTAAATATTAAAGCGGTACCCGAAGAACTCAACGAGCATGCAAATAAGGTCGTCATAATTAGCCTAAAAAGAGCAATATTTTTACCAATTTGATTCCCCGTCTTGATGAAATCGTTCATATACTATACATTAATTTTTTTTCACAGTTACATGTAGAAGATGTATCTATATCTCATAGCCGCAATTTTTGTGCTATTTTTG